CCGTATTAATAGCAGAGATAGTTGTTCCAGGTGGTATGGTGACTGTTCCGCCAACACCCGTAGCCGTAGTGATTTGTTGTCCAACGTTTAGGTTTAAGAACGATGAAACAGAGCTTACAGTAGAGCTTCCTGCTGTAAGAGTTCCTGTAAATAGCGCATCTGCACGCGTGAGCAGTGATACAACGACAAAATCAAGTCCATCTACCTCAGCAAGTGCTGAATGAATGTATTGAAGTACTAAGTTTTCGGCAAATACTACGTTGTCAAAGTCAAATAACGTTTCAAGAGCGGTATTTATTGCAGCAACTACTGTAGATTGTTTATATTGAGATTTTATGTAAGCAGTAAGTGAAACGCTGATAGGTACATAGGTAGGAGGATTGACTGTAATAGTTGTTGTTGCAGGAGCTTTGTCTTGCATGTACAAAACCAGAGAAGATACGGCGGTTGTAAATGTGGTTGTTACAGCGCCATTTGCATCTACTCCAGGAGTTCCTAAGCTTGTATCACCAAATGGAGCTACATAAAGAATGATGTTATTATATGCTGAACCCGAATCAGCGATTGCTTTAGCAATTGCAGGAGTTTGGACAGCAATAGCTCCGTAATCAGCCAGTGAAACTGTACGATTAAGTGAGGTGTACGCTTGCGGTGCATGAAGGCGGATACTGTCTGTAGACTCTTGGTCTGCCCCACCTGTTGCTGCTGAAGAGTTTGATACCTTAAGGCCAGGTGTTGTAGAGGTAAGCTGATGTGTTAGGGTTTTTGGGCCCACATTTCCTAAAGCGCCGCCACCAATTCGGTAGGTTGCATAAATGCCATTAACTGGTGGAATACGTCCACTAATTCCGTCACCAAAGTTGATGTAGGAAATGTTATTTGCATCTGTAGTAATCGCATAAGAAGGGTCATTAAATCCTGAGTCAATAATGTATGGAACTTCTGTGTAAGCAGTGCCTGTAGCAACTCCTCCTACAAGAGTTCCAACAACAATACTGCTTGTTCCTGAAATAAGAGGTGTTTTTGATAAAGCTTTTACTTGGTTTGCAGAGCCATCAGAGTCTCCAAGGTATTCAAAAATAGTCTGTCCTTGCGTTGCGGGTACTGATAAAGAGCCGTTTGCAGGAATTACCCAAGAACCATCAGAAGTCGCAACATTTGCGTCTACTTCAAAAATAATTTGAGTGTTAATGCCATTTACCGTAGTTGTGGTTCCTACTTGCGCTGCTGCAGGAATTGTAATATCTGAGCCAGTTGAATTTGTATAGGTAAGCGTTACTGTTGCAGGAGTAGCTGCACTTGGGGTGTATCCAAGAAGTTGGGCAATAGATAGGACAGAAGAACGTTGAGTAGCGGTAGTAATAAACCCTTCATTGGCAGCACGGTCAATGTAATAGTTGAGCATATCTCCCATATAAGCAAACAGTTCAATGAGTGTGATGCCAAAATCTGAGGCATCTGTTGAGGTCCATTCAGGCAAAAGTGATGGAATAAGGGAAATCATGTCGTCACGAATAGCCGCGTAATCGCGGGAGGTGTAGTCCACCTGTGGTACGAAGTTCGATGCCATTAGTACTCCTGAATAACGTCGCCAGTACGGTTAAGAATTCCAGTTTTAAGTGATGTCTGGACCTTTTCCTGGTTTGGCAGGGTGTAGTCAATTGTAAGGCTTAAAACGCCTTCTTGCTGGTCAATAGTGGCTTTAACGTCATTTAAGACCAAGGGCTTAAGAAATTTTGTAAAGACTTCTCTGACACTGGCAGAGGCGATATTGATAGCATCTTCATTTGATTGAAACAAGGATGTTTTGATGTTTCCGCCATACTCTGGACGAAATACTCTTTCCCCGATTTCCGTAAGGACTGCAGTAGTTACCCGACTTTGCCAGATAACTGGTTGGTTACTTGAAGAGTAAATGGACCCCGTAGCATCCACTGAAAAAGGAAGAATTATTGCCCGCTCCATTAAAATACTCCTACCCATACTGGAAAGTTAACGTCTCCGCCTTCAAACATAACCCATACTCCTTGATTAATATTTGGAACATTTGCAATAGAGATTGTTGCTGCTGTGCTATCAGTTGTGGGACTTACTCCAGATACAGGGTTTATAGCGGGCGCCCAATTACTTAAAGTGCTGCCTAAAACTTGTGGGCATGAAAGAATTATCCTGTTAGAGTTTTCTGGGTCTGCATTGTCGTAACAAGTACCTCTGTAGATACCGTAATACATATTGGTATCCACGTTATCCCCTGACCTTAGCAAGAACTACTGGCGGCATCTTCTTTTCAGCTACAGTAGGGGCTTTTATATTTTGCCCACTTCCTGCCCACTTATACTTAGGAATTCCTGGAGTACTAACTTTTGTTACTTGTTTTACTAAAGATAATGGGGATTTTAATGACTCTTTTGGCGAAGAACCGAGTTTAACTAGAGTTGTTTTTGGAACTTCGTTAGTTTGACGAATTCCTGGAGTAATTACTCTTTTTACGCTTTGACTTGGGTACGCTACGGTTTTATTGTCAGTCCATTTTGTTGAAAGCCCTAAAGCATCTGTTCCAACAGTAAGAGTAGTTGTGTATTCTTTGTTTCCTAAAATATTGTGCTCTACAGACAAGGCTGTCCAATACCCTGAGTAAGTTGTGCCTAGTCCATCTAAAAATACAGGTGTGTTAGGAAGAATAGTGGGATTGCCCGCTATAACAACCTCTCCTCTATATGCGTATCTGTTTCGCTCATCAGCAGCAGTAGCCTCGTATTTAGCGATTTCTGGGGTAGGAGCAACGGTGCGGGTATGGTATGAATCAAATATAGGGTCCGTATAAATACTGCGAGTTGTATTAATACCTGTTTGATTTGTTTGAGAGTGGGACGCTCCTGTGTTTTTATCTACTCCACTAATTGTTACCGTTGCTTTTCTAGCATCTACGTATGGTATAGACTCACCAATTAAAGGTTTAAATGAGTAAATGCCTGTTGCTTTTTGGTCCAAACCGTGCATAACATAGTACGCAGCTTCTTGACGCATATCTGTAAACTCTTGAGTCAACGGTTGAAAAAGAACAGTCGTGTTATTGCACTTTAAAGAGTATCCTGATTGTTTAGCTAGTTTCACCATTAGTTCCCAATCAGACATCCCTGCCTGGGATACCTGCTCATACACACGAGGATGAGGCACTGCTACATAAGAAAACCCATGTTCTTTTGCTAAATCTGATACAACTTGGTCAGCTGTGCAGTTAAGCCATGTTCTTTGAGATTGTTGTTTAAAGACCCTTGATGCTCCAATTACCGTGATATCAACATAGTTTTTATCAGGAGATAGGTCAGGAGTAATATGGTGAACATATCCATTAATAGTACGAGTGCTTCCTAACCCATTAATAGTAATGATTACTGGGGTTCCGTCTGAAATTGAGTTGTACTCAGTGTTCCAATCAATAAACCTAACCGTCAGTAATTCATGCTCGTAATTTCCATGACTAGACGTCAAGCTATACCCTCTTGTTAAAGGGATACTTAAAGTAGGAAATGTAACGTTTAAATGGCTAAACACGAGGAATCCTCAAAACCGTTCCTGGCGTTATGTTGTTAAAGTCTGTAATAGTTGGATTATACTCTGGGATTAACCACCAGTAATCTGCACGTTGATAGTATCTATACGCGATAGAGTCGAGGCGTTCACCCTCAGTATAAATATGTTCCCACCAACTAGTTGTTCCTGGGTCATCAAACTCATAAAAAACAATTGGATTAGAGTCGCCATTTGGAACAAAAGCAACATAATCAATGAGCTGATGATAATAACGAGAGTTTTGGTAAATCATCGGGTAGCTCCTGAAGTAGACCCATTGTTTGTAGTTGGTTGAATATTGGCGCGAAGGTCAATAGAGATATCAACATCTGTACGAATTGGAATCATATCTCTAGTAAATGCAAGGTGGTTTACCTGAATAGCAGAAACAACGCCTACAAACTTTTGATTACCTAAATCCACTCTAATAAGAGAAGGCATAAGGTACCCAATATTTGAGGTTTGTCTACCCCCAATACCTTTCCATCCAGTACCATTTACAGTTCTGTAAAGGTACTCTAAATCAGCTTCTGTGCCATAAGTAAATAAATCTAAAAGCTTTTGTTGAGTAGAGGTTCCTTCACTAATATCGCTATTTCCAAGAACGTAGTATTGAGTAATACCAAGCATGTCTGACAACACAGGTATTGTTGAGTTGTTATCAGGATTTAGCTTTCTTTGCGCAGTGTACGCTTTTGCACAAGCAAAATCATTAGTTCTGTCTAAACGTAGAGTAAATTGCATAGTCGAGTTTGCAGCAGCAAATCCCGTTAAGTTGATGGTTGGGTCTGTGTTACTTGGGGTAACATTCATGTTTACTGCAGTACTTTGGCTAAAAGTTTCAGGATTCCAAACAAATTGAAAACCGTTTTTGTTAGCTACGTTAACCCCAGCAATTGCGTTTCCATTTGCATCTTGTTGATATGAACCTGTTGTAGAGCTAAGGACATTTTGAGGCCCCACGTAACCGTTGTAGTACCAAATACGTCCACGACGAGTTGAATGAAAATTATCAGTTCTTTTAATGGTAGTTTCGGGGTTCACATCATATGGGTCTACAGGAAGGCTCCACGCATGAGGAGGTAAGTTCCATTCATATGTAGAATCAGGAAATTCAGGAGGAGTAGGGTAAGTTGTTGTGGTTGGGGCAGTAGTAGCTGGTTTTGGTTTTTTAGTACTTGCCGCGGTCTGCGCAGCAATTCCCGCAGGAGTAAAAGACAACCCACTAATTAGCTTTTTATTTGCTGCAATTTTTGCATCAATATCTGATAGCTGTTTATTTTTCTTAGCAATGTCTGCGTTATTCAACGCCACATACGCGTTTAGCTGAATAATATCGTGCGCAGTAATTGCTGCACCAGACGTATAGGTGCCTCCCGTGCACCCCGCAGCAGACGCAAGGTCAGAGTTACCTGATTTACTTCCCCAAAAACCGTTTGTTATCATACTAGTAAGATATGCGTTAGATAATTGGTCACCTTTTATATAGTCTTCAATTGAAAGGCCCAATTCATCTTTTTTTGTTTTTGATGCAGCAAGCGACTCATTAGCAGCGATTAAATTGGATAAAGTTGCACCATTTTTTTGAATTTGAAGCGCAACTTTAGCTGCTGCAACATTTGCACTATAAGAGGTGCTTGTGCTTACTGCGCCTTTTGAAGCGCCAAAAGTCGTTAACAAATTAGGAATAGAAGACGTCATTAGCTATTTGCCACCCTTGAGTTGATGCCGATAGAGGTTAGCTGTGATTTAATCATAGCTGCGAGTTCTTTTGTATCAATTTGTGAACCTTGTGGCACGGGTACAGTAATCGTTACGCCGCCGTAGTTAATGGTTGTGCCACTAGCTCCAGCAGCTGTTTCAAGTGTACCATTTCGAGTATTCATGGAAAGGTATGTACGAGACATGCTTGTTGTTCCATAGTTGTAAGAAGAGCCTGTTGCCCCTTGTCCTACACCAGAACCGCCCGAAGAACCCCCAGACATAGCCTGTGATGGGTCGTACCCAACCAAAGAGTTCATATCTACGCCAGCTCCGCTTACGGGGAACTGTTGCCCTACCATTCCAGAAAGAAGTCCGCTGATGTTGCCTGCCATAGATGTAACACTACGGTGTGGACCACTAAGAATATTTCCGTTAATGGCTGTGCCTGTTTTTCCGCTAATAACGCGACGTGCTGCCGATACTGTGTTTAAGTCAACACTGGCGATACCAATTGTTGCTCCAGTGTGCGGAGCTTGAATGAGACGATTACCGCCCAGATAAATAGCTACGTGGTCTGGTGCTTGTGGATTACCGAAGAAAAGAAGGTCTCCAGGCTGTGCTTGAGACGGTTGAATTGCTGTACCGCAGTTAATTTGTGCATACGTTGTTCTTGGAAGCATCACTCCAACACGAGCAAATGCATACTGTACAAATGAAGAACAGTCAAAGCCCACAGTCTGAGAGCCTTGGTTGTTTCCTCTTGTTGGTCCACCGATACTTCCGCCACCCCATGAGTACGGGGTGCCGATAAGGGCAGCTCCCGCAGAGATAACTGCGTTCGTTGCTCCGCCAGAAAAGACAGTTAAGCTTGCACTAGGGTCAGAAGTAGTGGCCGTAGCCGCATGTCCTAAACCGCTACCGCCTAAGATACCCGATACAGTAGCTTTTGTAGCAGTGGACATAGTAGCCATCAAGCCTGCGTCTACTATTGCGCCACCACCAGCAGGGTCTACAACTTCTCCTAAAACGGCACCTGCGCCCAGTTCCACATCTTGAAGGATATTTTTTCCTGAAAATAGGCTTTTAATTCCGCCCCAAATACCACTTCCAGCTCTCTTAGCAAGAGATGCTCCGCCTAAGCTTCCTAGCAAACCTCCAAGTGCTGAGGTAATCGCTCCAGCCACAGACTGACCTAACTGACTTCCAAGAAGAGTTTCTCCCTTGGCAATTTGTTTAATAATGCCTTGGTTTTGACGAACGTACCCAGCCAGCTCAGTTGTGTATTTAGATAAAAGATTATTAGCTTCAGTAAACCCTTGTGCTTCAGGGTTTTGAGAAGCAGCTAAAAGTCCA